TTAATAAATGGAAGCAGCTTGTCACTGTCAATCGATCCATTTGCAGCTGTAAAAACTGATATATCATGTCTTGTTATAAATAGTGCTTTGCTCATTTTTTATAGTTTGGATGATGACCATTATTAGGCATATTTACAGGTGCCTTTTCTGCTTTCTTTGTTCCCGCAGGGCTTCTTTTGTACGTTTTAGGAATAGATTTAACTTTTTTATAATCTTCTAAATCTTTACTTCCTTTTTCATCTAGTTTTTTAACCTTATATAATACCTGGACGAACTTATGGCGGCAGTAAACCCCCCCCTTAAATTTAAACAAATCGTATTTTTCGCCATTATGTAAAGGTAATTTAGCAGCCTTAAAATTCATTTGCCTGCTTGCTTTGTCAATGTCTTCTAATCTATAAACTATGCCGCGTTTTGTTCTTGACATCATTTCTTCACAAAATGATCTTGAAGGATGTTTTTGCTTTTTTCTACTTCCTTTTACATATTTGTATCTAATCTTGTAAAATGACTTATCTAATATTGAAAAGCCATCTTCTTTGTTTTCAATACTTAATTTAAGCATGTCATTTGCCCAATCTTCTATACTTTCATTTTCATCGTCAACATCTCTAATGTCAATAATTTCAAATTTATCTGAATCCATTATTTCCCCTTTAAGAGTGTTTAAGGCTTCTGCAAGTAGTTTATCACTTTCATTGTCTTTTAGTTGTTTAGAAGCCATGATTTCAAGTTCTTGTTGTTCCTTAACTCCTGTTTCTTCCTCTCTTTGTTCTTCACTAATTACATCGTCTAAATCCATAAACTCTAAGGGCTCAAGTGTTTTAAAATATAAGTTTAATGAAATATCATTGTAAGCTAATATTTCATCAAGTGAATCAACAATTAAATTTTGATAAGGCTTAATAACTATATTGTCGAATAATAATGTAGCATTCTTAATCTCATCTGCATTACTTGAAAAGCCGTTTGCAGAACCTAAACCAATTAATAATGGTGACGTAACTCTGTGGGTTACTAATATTTTTCTTTGACATTCTTCTGACAAAAACTGATAATGTTGCGGCGCATCATTTAAAGGGATGTCATCAATAGTGGTTTTACTTTCTGCATTATTATTAAACGCAATAAGCACCTTTTCACCATGACTGCCCGTTAATTTATTTAGTACATCATGTTTAATTTGTAATTGTTTTTCACGCGACGGCACCCCATTTGAAAAATTTACGAT